CGTTGATATAACCCTCCAAGCGGACATACGGGCCCGAGGTAGTTCTTGCGCCGAGGGTCAGCATTTGAGGTTGGTCAGGAGTTCAACTTCGCAAGAGATAGGCAAGAGCTTCGAGGCGCTCTGCTCGTGGGCGTAGTTCGTCGTCTTCATACGGCAGGGGTACCACTGTCCGTCATACCGCACCATGAGGTAGGTCGCTGTCATGGCGGACTTGAAGAGCTCACGCTCGGCGTCAGAGAAAAAGTCTTCCGACAAAGAAAAAGAACGCTTGCCCGTAGACGGGCGGGGCACCCTCTCCGGTTCGTAGCTGTATAATTCGGGAGCGAAAGCAATACTCAACCCCGAAAAGCGGCTTTCAAGGTCGAGGTTTGTGGTGTACGTGTCGCGGCCTCCTACGTCGTAGTTGTCTTTCACCCTTCCGTCAAAACGTAGTATCTCAGCTCCGCCACGCGATCCAATCCAATACAACTGCGCGGGCTTGTGCTTGATGGGGCGGCAGTCGCGATATACCCTGATGGGTTTGCAGTTGTCAGTCGCTCCGTCGGTGGGTGTGATTTGGATGTAGTCCCACGGCTGGGTGGTGAGGTCGTAGGTAATTGTCCAATTTGCGTTGTCGTTGATGTTAGCCGGGCCGATAGGTATTTGCTGCGCGGCAGTCGTCCAACCTGTGGGTACGGTGCTCAAAGACAAGTTGAGGACGTTTTGTGAGGTGCCGTTATAAAAGACGGAATAGTTCACCGTGTCCCAGTCGCAGTTGGCGGTATCCTTGCCCGTGTCGTAGGCGTAGGAGTAGTTTTCCATCTGGAGGAGGGTAGCTGCCCCTTCGTCCTCGGGCGCCATATCGACACGTATATACGTCGTGTCTTCCCTGTCCGTCATCCATCCTTTTTTTGTGGAGCTGTCGGGGAAGTAGTCGGAGAAGTCCTGCGACCAATCCCAGCCTTGATTGGTGGCGTAATAGATGGGGATGTAGTTGTGGCTTCCTTGCAGGGCGCTTTTGACGCCTCCCGTCACGGAGTAGAATTGAAACTGCACCCCGTAGGTGTTCTGATAAAAGACCGAGATGGCCTCAACGCTCGGTGTAGGTTTGGTTCCTGCCGTAAAAACCAGATACGGCGCAAAGTACCCCTGATCTGTAGCCGTCCACGTCTCCATGTTCAGCGTTGCTTCGTTAGAACCGGGATTGGTTATAGCGACGTAAGCCGTGGCAATAGGGCTGCCCACAACCGTGCCGGCCATATTAATAGCGTACATCTCTACGAGCCACGTGTCGATAGTTGCTGCTGTATCCCTCCATCGCAGCTGGGCACGCTGACGCCAAGGGAAAGGGGCTTCTGTTGGAGGAGAGAGTAATTGAAAGGCCATTACTTGGGCTTGATAGTGATGTTTCCTGACTTAAACTCCAACGAGCGGAGCAGGTCTTGAGCGAGGGCTTGGCCGAGTTCTTCTCGGTATTGTGGCACGATGGATTCGAGGGCGACGGTGTAGTACCGCAGCCCTTCGATGCCTTTTCTCTTGATGCTTCGAGCGATGAGGAAGGCGGCGCTACGCAGGCGGCTCTCCGTCTGCTTGACAAACTTTCCGGAGGCATCGCGCAGACGTACGGGCTTGGCCTTCATCCATTGCAAAATGGGCTCCATTGGGGGTTGCTTGGAACGGAAGGAATAGGGCGCGTTGCGGTTCTTACGTGTGCCGTTGACGCCCCAGTGGATGAACGCCGCATAAGGCAGGGGAGAGCCAAAAGAGACCCTCCCCCCCTTGAGCGAATAGGTGAGGGACTTTTGAAGGCTACGCGAAGCCACCCCGTAGGAGCGGTTCTTGCCAATCTTACGCGAGCCGAGCTCACGCTTGGCTGCGTTGTTGACGTCTTCGGCAAACCTGCCGAGTACCTTCTCAAAGTCCGTCAGGTTCATTTGCTTTTACCGAGGATGATGGCTTGCAAGATGCGCTTCACCAAGTCGACGAAGTTGTCGTCTTTGGTCGTTTCGGTGAGTGCCGTGATCGTGCCAGCGGCAGCGATTACAGCGAGGGCGATTTCAGCCCAGTTTTCAAGAATAAAGTCCATTATTTGGAAGGATTAGGGTTTGCGATTTGTGCTTCGAGAGCTTCGATTGCCTCGCACAGCTCGTTGATGGCTACTGCAAAGTCGTAGGCGGTAAAATACTCGCCTTCGAGTTGTTCGGGAGTGAATTTTGTGTGCATTAGTTGAATGTGAAACAGACGTTGAACGTAATGTAAAAGGGCACTCCTCCACTCACGTTTCTGAAACCGAACCCTATCTCGTCGCCCGCAGAAAACGTCCAAGTAGTAGGGCTGTAGTTTGAGGTGTGATTTGAGCCCGTCGGCGAAAGTTGTTTGTAGTTGTACTGCGTTCCGTCCGCTTGGTTGTTGGGAGGGGTTTGCGGGTTGACGTTGATGCCGAATTCTATCTGACAATTTCCCTGCACGTGCATACTGAAATTGTTGAAACTTCCATCCGCTGGCATATGATAGATCTGGTAGTGCTGCCAGTTGCCTGACGTGCGAACGTTATTCGCATAAGGCAGATAGAGCCCGTACCATTGTTGCGTTGAGCTTGTAGTGAAGCCTGTAATCATAAAATTACCGCCCGCACTACCACCACCTCCTCCACCTCCTGATGAAGCGATGGTAATGGTGTCGGCTCCGTTGTCCGTAATGGTCACGTTAGAACCAGCGGCCAAGGTCAGCCCGCCGATGAGGCTGTTGAGAGACGTAACGCCACCGCTACCTCCTCCACCTGCCGCGTTCAACGTCGTGCCCGTCATCGTGAGGTTTGTTCCAATCGTGGCGTAGGTCAGCTTGTTGTCGGAGTCGTCCCAAAAGACGAGCTTGTCGGCTCCTGCATCCTGACTTCCGAGGTCTTGCCCTGCATTCATAATCAAGACGTCGCCCGCGTTCGCATTGATGGACACGTCCGTCGAGTTGTCCGTTCCTGCCGGGTCCACGTTCAAGACGGACTGCATCTCCGCTTGGGTGATGCCTGAGGCGAGCTGTGGCGTACCCGCGTTGTTCTCGACGGCTGTGTTGGCGGGGATGTCGACGTTGACCCATTCGCCGAGGCTTGCGTTGTATACGAGGACTTGGTTTGAGACGAGGCTTGTGAGGTTCACGTCGTCGAGGTTCTCCAGAATAATTCCCGATTGGCCCTTGGTTTCGAAAATTACATTGAGGGCCGCGATGGTATCGGCCTGTGTTACCCCCAAGGGGTTGCCCGTAGTAGCGTCCACAAAATCCGCGAAGGGGATGCCTTTGGCGATTGTACGAAGAGACGTTCGCACGCTGATGACAACTCCCGTCGTGAAGTAGGCCGTAGCTTTTAAGTACCCGTTGAGAGGGTAGTAGTCGTTGCCTACTTTCACCGCGTTTGTCGGGTTGGAGTCAATTTGTATCATGTGAAAGTGATTTCAAAGTCAATGCAACGAGCCGTACCTGCGGAGTAGAAGCTGGCTGTCTCGAGGAAGATGTCTACTGTCGGGTGTGAGCCTACAGTAATCGTGCTGCTCACCAACACCTCGGTTTCGACCTCAACAGGTAGCCCTTGAGAAAGCTGGTTTGGCGATGTTGTGGTGTCGGCGAAGACGGGTGAGTTCGAGAAGAACGCCCTCAAACGGACGTCAATCAAGTCGTTTACCACGGCAGGGGTCACTCCGAACTTTGCCGTGAACGCGATAACCGTCCCCGTGCTCAACCCGGAAACCTGAAGCGAATTGAGGGTTGAGTTGTACAAGATGGAGAACGAACCCGCAGGGGTGACAGTAGCACCGGGTTTATACTTCACTGAATTGTACGAGCTCGGCCACGTTCCAATGGCTGCGGTCGTAGTTTGGCCCGTCCAAATAACAGAGGCCACCGCACTCCCTCCCACGACTGTTTTGTTTATCCATCCCGCTCCGTCGTAGTACAGGAGTTGCCCGGCTGTGAGAGCCGTCTCCGTCACGTCTCCGAGGTCTCCGATGTTTTCGACGAGGGTGGGCTTGTTTAGAATCTCGCTCACGCCCGAGGTGGAGTCCCAGTCGGAGTTGACTTGTGCCGCTGGGATGGTTGGCTTGTTGAGGATTTCAGCGTCGCCTGATGTGGCGTTCCAATCCGCGTTCACGTTGACCTCAGCTCCAGCGGCGATGCCCCCGAGCTTCGTCTGTTCAGCGTCCGTGAAGGCGTTGGTGTCCGCGTTGCTTTCGTAGAGGGTCTTGATCTCGGACGCGTCGGGGTTCACTTCCGCTCCGGCTTCGATGCCTGTGAGCTTGGTGCGCTCCGCGTTGGTGATGATTTCGCCGCTGCCTACCGAGTCGATGTCGGTGAGCGAGATAGCCGTACCTGCTGTCGCTACCGCAGCCAGCGCCGTGGGTGTAGCCACCCCGGAGGCGTTACCTATCCACGTGTAGCCGTCGGG